TTACCTGCTGCAGCCGCAGCCTTCTCTTGAGCTCCAAATATCCTTGCAAGTGTGGGGTACCTCCTTCTCCAACCTCTTTGCCCACACAGAGGTACTTCACTGATGGGCCTAACTGCTGTGTAATAGCATCCCACTCTTCTGCTGTCCAGTTGTTTAGAGTAAAGCACCACCTTACCCTGGCAGCCTCCCGGGGCTGAAGAACAAAAAATATGCTTAGGAATAAACCAAACTCCTCTCTTATCTTCATTCTCATATTCTCTCTGATTAGCAATACCCTCACTAGACAACTCACACCCAAAAAACTCTCCAGGCATATCTATCAAAACCCACTCTAAACCTTCACTACAACCCTGATACTTAAAAAAGGGCACCTCATTTCTTGCCATTTTAACACGGCTTGGGTAGGGTGCTGGTACTGAAGTGGTGGGTAATACTGTACCACCACTTCTCTAGGATGAAGCACAGAAGATATAGAAGATATAGAAGGAGAGGGAGGCACTTCAGGAGAAGATATTATAGGCATGCCCGCCCACACCGCCCACTCCGCCACCACAGGAGGATGGCTTTCACCAGACTCAAGTTTGAGCAATGGAACAATTTCTTTGGCAAACAAGTCCCTGACAATTACACAAAAGATGCTGTGCAAGCTAAAACTGTAAACCAATTCTATGAATGGTATAATTTGCATTGGTCCTGGACTCTGCAAGACCACATGAATGAAGACAAACCCCCTAATCTAACTTTCCAGTACTTCAAAATTACTAAGGTCAAATTAGAACTAACACCACAAAGAACAGACGGAACAACATTCATACTAAGGGGCTTTTCCTACATAGACAGGGTTAACAAACCTGACAAAAACCCTCACTGGACTACAGGGAGATATTTTCCTCCTGGAATTAACAGCTTTACACATAGAGCCTTGCAGAGCACCAGATACCATAAAAGGTATTTTAAGCCCACACCCATGACCACACTAGAAAAACATGGGAACACTATTCCAAGTATAGATGAACCAGGCATAGAAAATTGGTGGTTCCAAAGAAAGAACCCTTGGATTACCATAGATGACTGGTCTGTTTATCATTTGGGGCTTTGGACAAAATTCAACTTAGATGCCATGAATACCCTCAACCCACCCTCCACAGACAACAATGGAATGGAAGTAGATGATGAGGTGCCCTGGATCCACAATCCCCTCAAAGTGAGAATGAACTCAAAGACAACTGTATATGTTACTTTCATGGGACAACTTTAATTTCCATAATAAACATTAATTTCATCAAGCAAACAAATGAGTGCTCTAATTTTTTCCCGCGCCATGCTAATAGGAGATGCGGTAGGCTGGGTTCCCACTGGCAAACTGGCCACTCTCCTCACTCCAGGTAAGGTACTCATCAATTCTTCGGAAGAAGGCCTCATATCTGCCTCTAAAATTCTCTCTTGAATACCACTCCTCGGGAGGAACATTAGAGGTGATATAAATGGTCCTAGATACAAAATTAACAAAAGAACCTTTAATAGGTACCTTTAAAGGATATCTATCACAAACCCTCAACAACTCATCATAAGGTATCCACCCATAAAAATCATCCAGACATGTCACAACTTGTCCAACATATCCATCCCACCAAGGACCCCTGGGTTTAAAATAAACCTTAGATAAATCCCCACCCACACTCCCCAACACTTGGCGGGTTTTACCACACCCAGGTGGACCAATCAATACAATCACTTTTGTTTTAAAATCCCGGTTCTGCCCCCATTGCATGACATCACATAGCTTCTGAAATCCACTTGAGTATTTAAGGTAAGCCACAGGACAGGTCTCAGCCAGTTGCCGCAGATCTCCGTTGGACTCTCTCAGAACAGACACAGCTTGATCCAGGTCAGTCCTCTTTCCTTGTTTACCTCTCTGGCCAAATTCAATGTAATCTCCATCCTTCTGACAATACTCAGAGGCTTGCTCCGGACTCCCCAGGGCGGGCTCCAAATGGGTCCTTGCAAGCCCTGATAACTTTTTCACCTGCAAAATATTATAATCATTTTTTGCATTTCCCACCACCCCACCCTTAAACAT